GACCTCTCTAAAAGTTGCAGATATTGTAGCTCTATTTAAATAAGGTATTGATTTTGAAAACGTAGGACAAACCCATTTACCTACTGTTCCTGCTGGTGGACTCCAGTTAAAAAACGCACCATCAACCGCTCTTGCCTCTAAAAATGTTTCAATAGCATCAGCATCTGATTCACTTACATCCCATTGCAAAGTCCATACTTTTGGATCTATGTTCAATCCTATTCTGGCTCTGTGTTCATAGCCATCCCCCAGTTGAACAACCGTAGTTCGTGGATTACTTTGTTTTCTTGCACCGTATTTAGGAATAGTACCACCAGTTGAAGTTCCTACAGTTGTATCGTCAAAAGTAGCCATTATCTGTAAAGTATGCCTCCAGGTCTTTGTTGTTTAAGAAGTTCATCTTGAACTGCTCCTGCTAACATTTTACCCAACATTTCAGCTTGTCCATTATCACCTTGGGCAGTAGTATTAGCAGCATCTACATTTACTACAACATTCGTTGATCCACCGAGAGAACTATTTGGAGATACCATTCCACTAACTCCTGGAGTAAATAATTCTGGCCCTTTTTCACCTACAATATAAGAATTTCCTGCTTTTGCTGGACCACCATTAGCAAGAAATCCACTAAATAATTTTCCTAATAATCCTTTACCTCCAGTTAAAGTACCAGCAACATTTCCAAACAAACCAATATTTAAAAAAGCATCTGCCATTTTATCTAAAACATTTCTAAGGGCATCATTTAAACTATTTGCTCCTGTTATTAATCCTTTAATTGCAGCACTCATTTCAACAGCAAATATAGTTTTTATATCTTTTGCTATCTGTTTTTGTTCTGTTAACAATTTATTAGTTTCAGTAATTGTTTCTATCTTTTTTAATCTATCAATTATATCTTGTTTATTTACTTCATGAATTTCTTGACCTAATTCTACTTCTCTTAATTTTAATTGAATAGTTACCTTTTCTTCTATTGTTTTTGCCTCTTCTAGCTGAGTAAGCAATTCCCTTTTTTGTATTTCTTTATCAAGATTATTAATTATTTTCACTTCAGCAGCTAATCTTTTTCCCAAAGCAGCACCAGCATCAAAATTTTCTTGTTCTTGTCTAGCCAGTGCATCCATTTGTGGTTTTAATACATTTTCTGCAAAGGCTTTACCTTTAGCTACTTCTATTTCTTTATTTAGTCTATTAACTTCTAATAATCTTTCTGCTTGAATTATTGCAATTTTTCCCATATCTCCTTCTGCTTTCATTATTTTTAGATGAGTTTGTGCTTCAATAATTCTTCTTTTAGCAATTTCTACATCTTTATCTAATAAATTGCCACTAAGTTTTTGTAATGCAATTCTTTCATTTAAAACTTTTAATTCAAAAGGTGAAAGATTTACTGGTGTTTGACTAGATCCACTACCACTTACAGAAGTTGTACCTGTAGTTAAATCAGGAGTAGCTTTTTTAATAATGTCTTGTGAAAATTCTGTTAAAAGTTGGTTAAATAATTTTTTATTACCCATAATTCCAAAAGGAGAAGCTATTGAAGCTGCTTTCGTTGTAGCCTCTTGAAATGCTTGTGGATCTAAATTGGCAGCAGCCCTTTGTATCGAAGGACCACTTACAGCACTTACAATATCTTTGACAAGACCTAAAATAGCTGTTATAGCTGGTGCTAACTCACTAGCTAAAGTTAAAAATAATTTAGAAGTTGCTTTTTGTAACTCATCAAATTCAGTGTCTAAATCCTGTAAATTTTTAACTGCTTTCGGGCCAACAATTTCTGCAAATCTTTGATTTACAATAGCCTCTGCTTCTCTTATCTTTCCAACTTCTAACAAACTTTGAATTTGTTGTTTAGTTGATTCATCGACTTTATGTCCTAATTGTTCTAATTTTTCTAAACCTAAGTTTGCATCTTTAAGAGCATTACCAACTTCTCTTGCAGCATCATTAAATTTTTGAATAGAACCTATAAATGCAGTAGCAGCAATAGAACCAGCAAAACCACCTCCAGGACTAAATGCTTCACCGATACCACCACCTAATGCACCAGCAGCAGCTTGTAATGGACCACCACCAAATAACAATGGAAAACCACCACCAATTAAGGCACTTTGAGCAATTCTTCCTCTTCTCCTCTGCATTTTTTCTTGCATTGTCAAATTTCTTTGAGTCTCTATATTTATTTGTTTTGCAAGCTCTAATTCTTTTCTATCTAATTCAACACCTGATCTTTTTAAATTATTTATTAATTTATCTTTTGTTGCTTGATTTAAAGTCGAATCTTGTATTCTTCTTTCTATATTTAAAGTTTGTTCTTTAATAGCTTTGATACGTTGAGTTGTTCGCTGGTTATCTTTTAACTGTTGTTTCTTTTTACTAACACCACTAGCTTTATCTGCTGCTTCTTGAATCTGAGCATTTTGTTTTAGTTGTTCACCAATAGCTTTACTAATATCTAAAAATTCTTTGGAATTAACTTCAGCCAGTTCTAACATTCCGTTAAGAATGTTCATGGCTTGATTACCTGCAAGTATTGTTTTTGGGAAATCTCTTATTTCTTTTAATCTAGTTCCAACATTACCTGCACCACCTTTTAAAGCTTCACGATTACCACTTGCTTGTGCAAAAGCAGTGGCTTCCATTCTCATTTTTTTAAGATTACCTGCTATCAAAGCAGTTGCTCTTGTTTGTCTATCTGCTGCACTGTTAGCAGCATTAAATGATTTTGTAACTAAACTAAGTTGACTATTTACTTTTGCTATTGAATTTCCAAATCCAGAACTTCTACTAGCATCAAACAATTTATCAACTATTTTATTTCCTTTTTCTATTTCTTTTCTTAATTTCTCTGCTGCTCTTTGTGCTGGAGAAGTATTTAACTTTACTTTTTTACTATTTAACTTATTTATAATTTTTTCTAACTTCTCTATTTTTTTTAAAGACTGTTTTAATTCAGTCTCTACCGTTTTTATTCTTATCGTTATATCTTTTTGTGCCATATCGACCTAGTTAAGCAAACTTATACTCTATTCTACCTTGCTTTACGCATAACGCTTCTTTTTTGAACTTTATCCATCTCTTTCTTTTCTTGCTCATTTTTTAATTCATAAAATGCAGCCCAACCTATCATCTCTTCAACCGTTAATGTATCACATAGTTCACTAACAGATTTTTTTAGTTCATTTGCCAATGCGTATATAAACATCCAATCAGGATTAGCTTTTCAAATCGGCTTTTGCCTCTTTAACCTCCTTATCAGTACCAACTTCTAACATTGCCAGTTGTATTTCTTGAAGAACAGAAGCAGCTACTTCTCTTCTTAATGATGCCTTATCTCCATCTTGAAAAAGTCTTGTACCATCTTTATCTAATGCTTTTTCTATCATTAACTGTAAAGCAAAGTCATTAGCATCTTCAGTTCCACTTTTTTTTGAAATAGCTTCTCTTTCAGCAATAGTTAACGGATGCCAATAAATGGAAAGTAAAATTTCATCATTATCTATGATGTCATATTTATAAAGTTGGCTTACACCAAATTTATTCTTAAGAAGGTCAATAGCTCTAGTCATAATATTATATAGCTATTAGAATTATATCAGCTATTAGCAAAAAAGGAACAAGATATGATTCCTAAAAAGTGTGAACGATCTTCAATCTCAATAGGAATTGGACCAGATATTTCTCCAATTACAGGTGAACAAGAAAAAGGATCTGCATAATTTGAGGCATTAATAGAACTTAATCCATCTATTACAGCTTCTCCTAATACAGACATCACAGATGAACCTTTACCTTTCGGAACATAAATATTACATTGAATTGCACCAGAATAGTAATCTGCTGCTGCACCTTGATTTTGTATAGTTGACTGGTTAAAAGTAATTGAAGTTGTTATAAATTTTTTAGTTTTTCCAGGAGTTGTATAAGTTACATTGTCATAGATCATAAGCACAGTATTATCTGCTGCTGCGACTGCATCAGTAATAGCTTTTTCAAAAGCTGCTCTTGCATTAACTAAACTCATAATTTTGTATATTTAGAACCTAATGCTGCTGCATTTCGACCACCTTGAGCACCTTGATATAATACCTGAGATCCAGCCACTCTTACATCTGGTTTCTGCATAGTGCCACTAAATACAACGTCAACAACTTGTGTTATTTGTTCCATATAAGTCATTATAAAACTACTTTCAGATCCTAATGCTTGTCTTGCATATTCAGCCCTATTACCTATAAATATTGTTTCTCCAAATTTAAAGTTTCTATCAAGTGGATACCTAGGTTCAATAATTGGTGCTGTTCTAATACCATTATCTCTATCTTTTTTTACTTGAGTCCAAGGAGCAGTTCTCTTTTCATTTGATAAAGGTCTATAAGTATTAGCTTGCCAACTGGAAGCAAAAAAACCAGTATATTGAGGACTTTGTGATGGTAATTCTGATAACACAGTGCTTATTAAATTATTTAACTGGGTATTCAATTCTTTTCTTGTATTTTGTCTTATAGAATTTGTTAATGGGGTATTAGTCATTAAAATCTCCCAAGAATTGTAAATAAATAAGTTTGTTGACCTTGTAATGTACTTATATTAACTATTTTCGCCACTCTAGTTGACCCTGCATAAGTTAATGTAATTTCATCATCAAGATCAGGTTGATTATTACCAATAAGATCAGGTGTTATATAAGTTTTAAACTCTCTTATTTCTTTACCTAAATCTTCCTCTGATCTAATAAATTCAATCGGAACCTTAATACTATAGCTTGTATCAGTTGTTGTATATACACCTGTGCTTGTGTTGTAACTACCAGATGTTTTTTTTGTGTAAGTAATAGAAGTATCTAATGAAGTTCCAAGAGTTGCTACAACATCTTTGGCAACATTTTTTAATAATGAATCAAGTTGACCTGCCATTATCCTCTAACCACCCTCATTTGAAAACTACCTGCTCCACCTAGCATATATGCTCCAAGATAACTTTGTAACCACGGATAAACGTCAAGAATATTATTTATAGATCCTGTTCCCTGACTATCAGTATTATATTTAACTTGTATATCTCCCAATTTTACTTCAGAAAAATTACCATCTTTACCAGTTGTACCAGTAATAGCATCAGTATCATTTGCCAAAGCTCTAGCTAATTCATATTGTGCATACTTGATACCATTAGGAATTTTAGAACAAGCTAACTCAACACCATCCACTTGATAATTATTTCTAGGAAATTTAAGTGCCTGTCCATCATCACATCTATCACCATAAAAAACTAAGGTATCAATCCATCTAGCAGCAGATATTAGTGCTCTTTTCTTCTGATCATCTGTTTTATTTGTCCAAGTAGAAGAATCGGGAGAAGTATCAAAATAATCATTAGCTTCTGTCAATGTGACATAGCTATTTGCATTAGCATCTTTTATAGTTGCATTTATAGTAGCTGCCACGATTATTTAAGTAATTTAGTTTTATTGTAGCGTAAAGAAAAAACCCCACCAATAATTGATGAGGTTTAATGACCACAATTTAATGATATTAAGGATTAGTACCAGTATCAAGTGGTGAGTTAACGATTAATTCAACAATAGGAATTAAATCAGCATCGTATGTGATTCCCCAGTTGTTATCGTTAGCTAATGCTGCGTTTGTTGGGTTATCAGTAGCAGCAGTCCACTTAGTTCCCATAACGTGATAAGCACTGTGATAATCAACAGACATCACATCTTGCTTAGATAAGATGTTTCTATCTGATTCAATGCTTAGTGGAGATTGCTCACCTTCA